ACAATGAGAAGGTCGCCGAAATCCCTGTTGGCGTGATGTATGAATGGCTGGTCAAGCACGGCGTCAATGCCTGGAACCCGGCACACAGAGACGGCGTGAAGCGGCTGCTGAACAGTTCGGATTACCGCTACCTCAAGTGCCGCGACATCATTATTTGATTCAGTCCTGCGCGCGAATGTGGTAAGAAAAACGCCGTGTCTTCCGGCGAAAAATGGGCGTATCTTCTAGGCGCATATCTGGGTGATGGATGCGTCTATAACCATCAGGGCTATCCGGCCTTTGTGCTGAGCGTGACCGACCGCGATTTCGCGGAGGCAGCGCAAGTCGCGTTGAAAGCATTCACGAGTTACGCAGTCACAATAACGACGTGCCAAGATCGCCGGTTTGCAAATGCAGCACTAACGCATCGGCTGCGGTGCGGCGATCCAAACCTTTGTCAAGCGTTTCAGGACTCCACCAACAACAAGCGGAAACTACCGGACTGGATCTTCGATGCCACTTCTGCGGAACGCTTGGCGTTCATCGCAGGGCTCATGGACAGCGAGGGTTACGTTTGTGTTCGCCATAATCGGCAGGGCGCAACGCTCGGCTTCAAGTCCACCGATGTATGGTTCGATGACTTTCTAAGGCTTCTTCGCAGCGTCGGCATCCAGCACGGCAAGGTCGGCATCGAAATGCCGCGCAAGCCGGGATACCGAACCCCGCGACGAATTTCGATCAAGCTGCGCTCCTGGGTGGAAGCCGGAGCTTATTTTCGCATTTCCCGCAAACAAGAGCGGGTCGAACGCTGGGCCAAGATGCCCCGCTACGGGAGGCTGACCGCCTCCGCATAACCGGAGGCGTCATGGCAATTTCGCTCGACATCAGCGCACCCGGCGCAATCCCCGATCTCGCCACGCTCAAGACGACGGTCAACGACTGGCTCGACCGAGATGATCTGAACGACAAGGTTCCGGTCTTCATCCAGATGGCCGAAGCGATGTTCAACCGCGAGCTGCGCACGCTGGAAATGGAAGCTACCACCATCGGCGAGGCGACCAGCGAAGACACGACGCTGCCCGAAGACTATCTCGCAATGCGGGCGATCTACGAGGAAGGTTCACCCGACCGCCCGTTGAAGGCCATTTCACCAACTGCGATCCGTCAGAGCTATGACGGCACGACGGGAACGCCGGTTGCATATACCCTGATCTCGGACGCGATCCGGCTGGTTCCACCGCCGTCCGGCACGATCCTCCTGACGATGGACTACTGGGCGCGGATCGAGCCTCTGTCGGTTTATTCGCCGTCCAATTGGCTCTTACAAAAGCATCCCGACGCCTACCTTTACGCCACGCTGTTCCATGCCGAATGCCACCTCGATAATGCTGTCAGGGCGGCGCAGTGGAAGGCGCTGCTCGACAATGTGATGCAGCGGATCAACAAGACCTCGCGCAACGACCGGTTCGGCGCGGGTCCGCTGGTCCCTTCGATGGTTACGCAGGTCGGCGGACGCGCCAAGTGCTGAAGGAAATCCCGTTCGGCAAGTTCACGCCGGACGCCGCTCCGTCACATTCCAACGCGCTCACCGAAGCGAAGAACGTGCTTCCGATCACCAACGGCTATGCTCCGGTGGGCTCGTTCCAGGCGGTCACGTCATCGCTTGGGGGCGCATTCGTCGGGGGCGGCGCGTTCATCGGTTCGGACGGCAATTCGACGCTGCTTTCCGCCACGTCTGTCAAGCTCCGCAAATACAGCGGCGCATGGTCGGATATCGCGTCGGTCGTCACGTCTGGCCGGTGGCATCTGGCGCAGTTCGGCGACAATGTTGTCTATGCCAACGGGGGGCAACTGGGCCGGTATGAGCTGATCGCGGGCACGGCTTCGGATTTAACCGACGCGCCGGCCAATGCGATCGATGTCTGCACGGTCAAGGACTTCGTCATGTGCCTCACCGCCGATTCACAGGCGGTATGGTCGGCGTTCAACGATTGCACAGGATGGACGGCAGGCGAGAACCAGTCTGACTTCCAGCCTCTTCTGGACGGAGGGACAGGCGTCAGGATCGTCGGCGGCGAATATGCGATCATCCTGCAAAAGAACACCATCCGCCGGGTGTCCTACGTTGGCCCGCCGGTCATTTTCCAGTTCGATGTCATCTCGCCCGAGGTCGGGTGCATGGCGGCGGGATCGGTGGCGAACGTCGGTAGGCTGATCTTCTTCATCTCCGAGCGCGGGTTCGAGATGTGCGACGGGGAGACGGTTACTCCGATTGGGGATGAGAAGGTCAACCGCTGGTTCTTCTCGCGCCATTCGCGCGAGGACATTGCCAATGTCTGGGCCGCGGTCTCGCCAAGGCGCTCCGAGGTCTATTGGGCCATGCCTGGCACGCCGGGGCGGGTCGTGGTTTACAACTGGGTCTTGCAGCGCTGGTCAACGATTGAAACCGATGTGACAGGACTGCTTACCGGGCGCACGTCGAACGTGTCGATTGACTCGCTGGATGCAATTTACCCGTCCGGGCTGGATTCGATCCCGATCAGCCTGGACGATCCTTCGCTGGCGGGCGGAAACCCGCTTCTGCTGGTGGTGGATGGAAGCAACCAGCTCGGGTCTTTGTCGGGCACGCCGATGCAGGCAAGCGGGGTGCAGAAGAACATCGAACTGACGCCCGGACGGCGGTCGAGGCTGCGGTCGGTGCGGATGGTGACGGACGCCACGAGCGCTTCGGTCTCAATCAATGCCAAACTCAACGCCGGGGACGGTGAGAGCCTTGTTTCGACGGGTTCTATGCGCAGCAACGGGAAGATGCCCCTGAGGGCAAATGGGCGGTATTTCGACAACCAGTGGTCGATCCCCGCGGGAACCAGGTGGTCTTACGTCCAGGGCTGTGAATACGAGTTCGAGGCGGGGGATATGCGGTAATGGGCGCAGCTTTCAGCTTTGACGGCCGAGCCGAGGCATACTCACTTTGTCTCGCATCGAGCAGAGCGCGCCTACCGCGCGATGCGTCTAGCGCCCAGCGTGTCGCTAGCACGAAAGGGGTTTGATGTCCAACCTCTACCCCAACGTCCCGACGTTCCAGACCAACGACATCTTCACCCGGTTCGGGAACGCCATCAATTACCTGCTGAACCGCGCCAACGACGACACGTTCGGCGCGGCGCAGTTCATCCCGCTTGTCAGTGGCGCAGAGCCACCCGTCCTCATCAGCGACGGTGCCGGAAGCCTCATCATGGTCGCCTGGAACCCGTAAATGACAGACTCAACGCTGAACCGTTTTCTCGCTTCGGGAACGAACGCGGAGAGACTGGCCTTTACGCCCAATCCGCCGACGCCCGCATCTGGACCGAGCCAGAGCTACTTGTGGCACGAGGAGGACACCGGCAACACCTATTGCTGGAACGCCAGCAGTTCGACGTTTATCAAAGTCAACAACGCGCCGACCTCGACGACCCCGAACGCGGTCACGTTCAACAATTCCGGTTCGGGAGCCGCATCGGGGACGGAGTTCGACGGCTCGGCAGCGCAGACGATCTCCTATAACACCCTCGGCGCGCAGCCTTCGGATGCGACGCTCACGGCACTGTCGGCGGTGGCATGGTCGGCGGGAACGCAAGTCCTCACCCTCACCGCTGCGGACACGTTCGCGCTCAAGACCGTAGGCATCGCGGCGGGGAACATCCTCGACAAGACCGCTGGCGACACGCTCTATCAGCCGGTTGGATCGTATCAGCCTTCCGACGCGACGCTGACCGCACTTGCCGGACTGGCGTGGAGCGCGGGAACGCAGGTTCCGGTGTTCACCGCGGCCGACACGGTGAGCTTCAAGACGGTCGGTTCTTCCACCGGCAACATTCTCGACAAGGCGGCGGGGGATAGCCTCTATCAACCGCTGGACGCCGACCTGACCGCGATTGCGGCACTGTCTGGCACGAACACGATCTATTACCGTTCGGCGGCGAATACCTGGTCATCAGTCACCATCGGTTCGGGGCTGACGTTTTCCGCCGGAACACTGGCAGCAAGCGCAGCGTCCATCACCGCCAAGGAAGAGGGAACAACCCTCACTTCTTCTCTGGCTTCGATCAACTGGGTCGGTGCCGGGGTTACGGCGACCACGAGCACCAACGATGTGACGGTAACGCTGAACGAAGCCACCGCCGCACAGGTCAGGGCGGGAACCTCCGGCAAGCTGGTTCTGGCCGACGTTCTCCAGTCCGCAATGGCAGTGCAGACGCTCACCGATGCGGCGACGGTCTCGTGGGATATGTCCACGGCGATCAATGCCAAGGTGACGCTCGGCGGCAACCGGACGCTGGCGGTCAGCAATCCGAAGGAGGGCGCGACTTATTCGCTCGGCGTCATTCAGGACGGCACCGGATCGCGGACGATGACATGGCCGTCGTCATTCGACTGGGGCACGACCGGAGCGCCGACGCTCACCACCACGGCGAGCAAGCGCGACCGGATCACGGTGTTCTGCACCGATGCTTCAACGCCCAAGTTCGATGCGTTCCTGTCCGGCAAGGGCTTTGGCTGATGCTGCCGTTTACGAATGCGATGCTGATGATTGGGTCGGCGTCGGCAGCACCAGCCTTCGTCCCCACCGACCTCGGGAGCAAGCTGCTCGCGTGGTGGGACGTGTCTGACAATTCCACGATTACATTAGTCAGCGGCGGGACATTTACGCCCGGAACCGGCGTTCAAGGGCTCTCGGACAAGAGCGGCAACGGACACAACTTCGTCCAACCAACGGGCTCGTTTAAGCCAACGTATCAGATCGACGGCAGCGGCAATCCATACCTTCTGTTTGACGGCGTGAACGATGCCATGACTACCTCGATTACGCTCACTCTACCATACGACGTCATTTTCGCGATTCAGCAGGTTTCGTGGACTGCTGGGGACTGCATCTGCGGATTCAGCGCGACAGCGATCGGGGCTCTTGCCCAACAGCCAAGTTCACCGTCTCTGCGCCTGACGGATGCGTCGAGCGCGCCGGCAAACCTGGACAATAGCGGACTTTCAATCGGCTCCAACGGGGTGGTCACGGCGCGTCATATTGCAGGCGCTTCAAAGCTTGCCATCAATAACGGCGCATATGCGACCGCGAACGCCGGGAGTTCCAATCCCCCGAACAGCAACTTCATCCTCGGCGGCATCAGCATTAGCGGGGCGAGCGCGTCGAACATGCGATTTTATGGCGGCGTCATCTGTGACGGAACCCTGACTTCGACCGAAATCGCCAATCTGCGGACGTATCTCGGGGCGAAGTGCGGACTGACGCTCTAAAGCGACCATAGACGCCTGACGCCGTAAGCGATCTCGTCGGCGGCCCTGTGCATTTTTCGCGCCAGCTTGGGATCGATGTCCGCCATGAGCTTCGCGGCCTCGCGGAGCGCGGTTCGGGCTTCGTTTCCTGCCTTGATTGCGGCATCCACGTTGCTGTCGCGGACTGGCACGTAGGTGGCATTCAGCTTGCCGAAGAGTTCCCGAATGCTCAATGGCCGGCAAGCCAACCGGCGAACGACAGGATCACCGCGAGACATACCCCGCCAACAATCGTCGCATCGCGCCACTCTCGGGACATGCGGGGAGAATAACCCGGATTCACCACCGACGCAAAGGCCCATGCGGACCTAAGCCGATCACACCTCTGCGGTTAGACTATCGCAACGTAGGGCGGGGAACGCGCGTGAACGACAGAAACCTCCATCCCCAGCATGGGATCGCAGGCTGTTTCGACCGCCTTTTCACATGGGTTCAAGTCATGCTTGAGGCCGCGAACCAGCTCCTCGCCTGCGCCATTCGCGGCGGTCCCTTCATCTTCTTCAACACCGAGCGGCCCAATCCCGACGAAACGATCTCATCGTGGATCGGGCGCAGCGCAGAGGCCGGATACCGCGCTGGACTGATCGCCGAGAAGGTGGTCGATTTCTTCCTCGGGGCCGGTCACTGCCGGCTGGCGATCGGCAAATGATCCTGCCGGAATCTCCCAAGGCTTTGGCGCTCGACGGCACTCTCGCGGCGTGGGGAACATTCGTCATCCTCAAGGGGGTTCCGGCACTCATCACATTGGCAACGCTGGTCCTGATTGTCCTCCGCGTAATGATCGCGTGGCGCGACTGGAGGCGGGGATGACATGGGACCGCGAGACCATCGCTGCGGTTCTCAGGAAGGCATACGGCGATGTCGTTGCTGAGCCTGTGCCGGAGCGTCTTGTCGCCACGATCCAGCGGCTACCGGAGCGTCAGCGTGAGCGCCGTTGACGACATGCTCGCGGCGCTCCTGAAACGCGAAGGCGGTTATGTCAACAACCCCGCCGACAAGGGCGGGCCGACGCGCTACGGCATTACCCAGCAGACCGCCCGCGCCTTCGGTTACGTCGGCGACATGCGGATGCTCCCGCAGGACGTGGCGACCAACATCTACCGCCAGCAATACTGGATCGATCCCAAGTTCTACGACGTATCGCTGCGCTATCCAAGGCTCGGCGAGAAGCTGTTCGACTGCGGCGTCAACATGGGGCCGAAGGTGGCGAGCCGCTTCCTTCAGCGGGGCCTCAACGGGCTCAACCGCGCCGCAACCGAATATCCCGACATGCCCGAGGACGGCCAGATCGGCAACATGACCTTGGCGGCGCTCGATACCTACAAGCAGCGCCGGGGCGATGCGGGTGAAGCGGTTCTCATCAAGGCCGTGAATTGCCAGCAGGGCGTCCGCTATCTCGAAATCTGCGAGCGCGACCATCACCAGGAAGAGTTCCTGTATGGCTGGCTTGCCAATCGCGTGGCGCTGGCATGATCCGCCGCGCCATCTCCGACGCGCTCAACTGGCTCAACGGTGTCGGTTCCATCGTGCTCGCCTACGCGCTGCTCAATCCCAACGCGGCGAGCGAGCTTATCAACCTGCTGCCCGCCAAATTCCACACGCCGGTCGCGCTGATGCTCCCGGCAGCGTGGTTCATGCTTGTCCAATACGCGAAGGCGAAAGCCATCACCAAAGAGAAAAGCGATGCTGCTGCGTAGTGCGCTCCTCGCCTTCGCGTTACTTCTCCCGACACCGACTGCGGGCGAGGACGACGACACAAGCCGCACGTTCGCCAATCACCCCTCCGTGCGCATGGTGGCGTGCAAGGAAGGCTCCGGCTCGGCAGTCCAGATCGCCGGCCAGTGGATATCCGTCGCGCACGTCACGGCAATGCACGATTGCGAGATCGACGGGCATCCGATTGCCGTCCTCGAACAGAACGGGGCAGAGGATTTTTCCCGTCTGATCGTTGTGTCCAACCGGCACGTCCCGATCAAGATCAGCTGCGCCGGGATGCACCCCGGCCAGTTCGTCTGGGCTTACGGCTATGCGATGGGTCTGCCGTTCCAGACCCGCGTGACCATGCGCGTTACCGAAGCCTTCGGCGACAACGGCCAGCGCGAATTGATCGGGACTTACACCGTCATTCCCGGCATGTCCGGCGGGCTCGTGATGAACGCCCGTGGAGAAGCCGTTGGGGTTGTGAATGCGTTCCGTCCTTATTCGGGGCTGAGCTTCAGCCGCGACCTTCGGCAGACCTCGCTCTGCCAGAACATTGCCTGATCGGAGATATTCATGCGCAAGCTGATCCTTGCCGCCACGCTCCTGCTCGCCGCCTGCACGGGTGGGGACAAGTTCAGCAATTCCGCTGGTCCAGTAAGCGCCCCTGTCTCGACGGGCGATCTTCAGGTCATGGCGGGCAAGCCGACCATGCTCCGCGTGTCCAGCGTTTCCGTGACCGAGGGCGAGACCGCTCATCCCGTCATCAACCTCTCCGGCGGCAACGGAAGGCCGGTCACGGTTCAATGGACTGCCGGTTCACAGACGGGCTCCGTCACGCTCTCCACCAAGGCTCCGGCAACGCTCAGCGTTCCCACGGTGGACGACAGCGACGTGAATGGAACACGCACGCAGCAGGTGTGCGCCAAGGCGGTTTCAGGAACCACTGGAGCATCGGCGTGCGGGACAATGACGATCCTCGATAACGATGTTGCCCCAACGCAGGCGTGTTCCGATGGATCGGTCATTCCTGCGGACCAGCCGTGCCCGGCACCACCGCCGCCGAGCGGATGGGTGCCGTCGCCTTCGCTTCACGGCCTGCCTGACATCGCCAGCAACTTCAATATCAGCGACTATCTGGTGCCGGGGCCGACGCCTGGCAGTGCCGCCGCCGATCTCGAAGGCGCATTCCGCTTCCTCTGCGCTGCGGGGCCTGTGCTCGCCGATGATCCGATCGTCTTTCCGGGCCAACCTGGAAAATCGCACCTTCACCAGTTCTACGGCAACACGGGAGCCAACGCCTACTCAACCTATGAAAGCCTGCGCACGACAGGCCAGAGCACCTGCGTTGGGGAACTCAACCGTTCCGGCTACTGGATGCCGGCGCTGCTGGACGGCAAGGGCAATGTGGTGCGGCCGGATTATGTCGCGATCTATTACAAGCGGCGTCCCGCTTCCGATCCGGTCGTCTCCGATCCGACCGCGAAGTTCTACGAGGGGCAGGCGGTGCCGCTTCCCAACGGCCTGCGGTTCATCTTCGGATGGGACCCCACGGGCATCAATTCGGCAAGGACGGGCGCGGCATGGTTCAACTGTGACGGCCCGACCGCCGTTCCAGGACGCTACGACAGCATCCCCGAAGCCGCCGCACATTGCCCCGCCGGCAACCGCATTGGCGCGGTCATTTTCGCGCCGAACTGCTGGGACGGGAAGAACCTCGATAGCCCCGATCACCGCAGCCATGTCGCCTATTCCAGTTATGGGTCGTGGGGCTATCTCAAGTGTGACGCGGCGCATCCGTATGTGATCCCGCAGTTCACGCTCGGAGCGTGGTATTCGATCGCTCCCGGCGAGGACGCGAGCACCTGGCGCTTCTCTTCGGATGACATGGCACCGGGGATGCCCGCCGGCTACACCTTCCATGCCGACTGGTTCGGGGCGTGGGATCAGCCGACGCTCAAGACCTGGACCGACAACTGCATCAACCGGCTGCTGAGCTGCAACTCGGGCAACCTCGGCGACGGCACGATGATGAAGCAAATCATGTCGTGGACGGGGCTCGCCAATCCCCGCCTTGTGCCGATCTCGACCATTCCGCAGACGCCGGTTCGCTGATGGGCTGGCTCGCCCTTCTCACGCTCGCCAAGCGCGTTGGAACGTCTGTTCTAACATGGCTCTGCCACCGCAGCTTCTGGCAGCTGGTCAGCCTTGCGCTCGCCTGTGTTATTGTCGTGCAGCACTTTACACTTGCCGATGCACGGCATGACCGGGATGCCTACCGAGCGCAGCGGGACGGATACAAGGCCCAGCTCGACGCGATCTCATCCAAGCGCGATGTCCAGCGCGTCCAGACAGAAAAGCGGATCGTGTCTGCACAACGGACCATCCATGATGCGGAGGATAGGGCGAGAGTCGTTGAGACTGCGCCGCCAGCATCGGATTGCAAGACCAATTCCGCTGTTATGGGAGCGGACTTGTGAGCGGCTGCGGCGGCTATCGGAAACGCCCGCTCCGCCGAGT